AGGTAACATCCGATACAAAATGCCATTACTAAATCGTCATTGTATCCTGATTGTGCTTCTGCTCTACCGTTTCTCCATATAAATACTTTCATTTCCTCTAATAGGCGCACAGAGTGAAAAACAACTCCTTTATCCATAACAGCTTCTTGGAACTTACCAATTGCTATAGGGCGAGTTGTATTCGACATTGTAAAGCCTGGGGTCATTTTGCTATGATCCATGTAAGGATCAAAGAAATTGTCTACATTATTAGTTCCACCTTTTGGTGAATAGTAGAAATTTTGATAACCTCTATCTAAAACGGTTTGTACTGTTGACCAACCTACGCTTTGATTTTCGACTGCAAGTAGAGCATTGTTATATTCTGTTGCAATGCTTACTAACAAATGTCCATAATCTTTTGTATTGATTTGTCCCTTATATTCACCTACCTGAGTGAATGTTTCAACATCAAAGATGTGAAACGCAGAAGAATCCTTACCATCGCCACGAGCTACATCAGCTACGATCAGATAGTTCCTAGAATAATCTGCTGGTTCCCAAATCCATAGATTTTGGTCAACTCCACGTTTTTCAAGAGGTTCTTTCACGTGAAATTGTTCGTAAAAAGAAATATCTTCTGGAGTAAATACTGTATCACCAGATGTTGTAAAGTCACAGTCACATTCCTGTGCTGCCATTCGAACACCTAAATCGGCATCTTGTTGGTCTCTCCATGATTGGTCTCGTTCAGGATGTACTTCCCAGGGTAATCTAATAGGTAAGAAACTATTATCACCCATTTCTGCAGCAACCCATGTTTTATGAAACCAGTTACCTGTACCATAAGGTGTAGATAAAGCAATACATCCACCACCCGTTGCTAAGGTTTGTTGAGCAGATGCCCATATCTCACCAATGTTGTGAATGAAGGCAGCCTCATCTATAATCAATAAAGAAACGGCTTCGGATCTACCTGCATCTGCTGATGCTCCAATTGCTTTAATTTGAGATCCATTTGGTAATCGAAGTGTTAATTTATTTGCTTCGTCAGGTTTACTAGAAAACTTTAACCAGGAAGGTAAGCTTTCGTACATAAACTTAACTTTGGTAACCATGTTTTTAGCGGTTTCCTGTTTTGTTGCAATACATAAAACGTTTTTATCTTCATGGAACAACATTAACCACAGTGAATAACCTGCTGATAATGTTGAGATACCTAACTGACGAGATTTAAGTACTATTGAATATGGATTCTCTTGGAATAATGTAAGTACTTTTTCTTGGAATGGATAAAGATTAAATTGGATACGTCCGCGTTTTGGATGCTGGATGTAGCAGTATTTTTTCATAAAATATGCTGGTGATTGAGCACATTTTATATACTCCTCGCGGACTACCTGTTTTAAATTTCTTTCTTCCATTATTTAATTACTATCAAGGTAATAATAGTAAGTACAGAAGCCACGAATCCTCCACCTAACCACTTAATTCCTGATTTAAGGTTATTGTTTTTGCGGGTTAAGCCAGTAACGTCTTTTTCAAGACCAGTAATAATTTCGTCTTTTTTTCCGATTATTTTTTCATAATCACCTATTTGATGGTTATAGTTTTTTTCTTTTTCTGTGTATAAGACGATAACACTGTCTTGGGAATCGATTTTTTCGTTAAGTTGGTAAACTAGTTTGTTTACTACTTTAAGTTCAGCCATAGCCGAATCACCTTTAACTAAATCAATGGCTATACGTTTTGCTTTATCGTATGAAAAGCAAATTCTACTTGTATCTTTCTGTGAAAAACTCGTTGAGCTCAGCAGGAGAAGAACTAGTAATATCTTTAATTTTGTTACCATAATATGTACGGGTTTTAGTTAGTTCTTTTTCTGTGTTTGATATTTTGATATCTAATGAATCTATAACTTTTTGTTGTTTGTTTATTTTACCGTCTAAAACACTGTTAAGTTTTTTAAATTTAACTATTTCGGTTTTTAAACTGTCTATTTCTCTTTTTTCTTTATCGTAAGTGTTTATTGGGGTTGGGGTAGGTCTAAAATATATCAAAAATAACAACAATAGTAAAAGTATCCCACCTATGATTAGATGGGATAACTTTAATTGGAATGTTTTATTTTGGATCATACTTCAACATCTCTACCAGCAGCACGTTTCAAATCATCCATCATTGTTTTAGGAAATTTGAATTTATCTTTTGCTAGTTTCAAAATACCATCAATTTTAGCTTTATCTTCTTTATTTTTCTTAACAGACGATAAAAATTGATTGAATTTAACTTTCTTTTCTTCAGGTGTACTACCTAATTCTTTTGCTGTTTCATCACTGCTTGCTGCTTTAGCTGCTTCTTTATCTTCATCATCCATAGGTTCAGATTTAGAAGCTTTTTCAGCTTTAGGTGCTTCTTTTTTAGCAGGTTTTTCTTTAGCTGGTTTTTCTGATGCTTTTCTACCACGTGTACCTGGTTCTTTTAAACCTAATGCTTTTAAAATTGCATTGTTTGTTTGGTTTGCTTGAAGAGCATTTCCAGAATCATCAAATTCTGTTTGTTTTTCTAATGCTTTTTTAACTCGTGGGTCTTGGTTTTTACCAACTACTTTAGAACGAATAGCTTTAAGTACTTCTTTTGCTTTATTTTCGTCTTTTTTAAGATCATCTCGACTAACACCCATATCTTTAAGGATTTCATCTGTAATGTCTTTTGTAGCATCTTCTAAAGTTTTATCTTCACCATATTTTGCTGCTACTTGTTGATCGTAACGACCTCCAAAATCTGGGATTTCATTTAAGTCTTCAGCTTCAGATACACCTGTTTTTTGTAGTTGTTGGAGTTGTTTTTGAGCAGCCGCAATTTTTGCCTTTTCAGCTTCTATTGATAACTTTGTAGCTTTTTGATCTTCTGGGGATTGTCCCATTTCATTTAAAGCTCCAGCTATTTCTTCACGTATGATTTCAAGTAAACGAGATTGTTTCATTGTTTAATTTTATTTATAAATATTAGAGACCTATTACTTGTTTAATTTTCTGTATTCTCTCCTTGGTACTACCCGATAATTCAGCGTAGTTTTTAAGTTTATTTTTATGTCTAGTAATCAGCTGTTGAATTTCTTTATCAACTTGGTTTCTATAATCAGCATCTACAACACGTACACCATTGTCTTCTAGTTCTACACCTTCAGGTGAAACATAAAATACATAATCATACTCGCGAAGCAAATGCGATACAGCATCATTGAAATCATCCGCTATAAAATACGGAATCGATTTAGCTAAACGTGTAAACGCCATAACATCAATTACAGTTCTATCTGTAATCATGTCTTCAAACATTAATTCACTTGAACGTTCAGCCATAAACACTATTTGACCTTTTAACGTTGAATCTGTGTTTAATGGTATACCTAAATCACGTAAATATTTTGAACGTTCTGTTTTGAATTCATATCCTGCAAATTCAGGTAATTCTTTTAACGCATTAACTAGTGTTGTTTTACCAACTGAAATTGTTCCACAAAGACCTATTTTCATAACTTTTATTTAATTAAATTTTCTGCTACATAAATTGCTTGCGCACCTGATACTGTAATACCTCTTGCACTTAAAGCATCACCTACGAAATGTACGTTTGGATAGTCGATCAAACTAAGATTTTCATAGTTTACTTTTACCTCAGGTGACAAATATTTCACTTCAGGAATATACATTCCCCAATCGTCTCTAAGTGTAGGGAATACTTTTTTCATATCCATGATAAAGTCTATAACATATTTGAAATAACCCCCCATTGCAGGTTCTACAACATGAGTTAAAGTATCTAAACTGATTTGAGTTGAAGTTACATAATTACCTTCAGATGTTGTTGATGGTTTACGAGACGGACTATAATACAAACCAGTTCCTTTTGATTGTAATTTATTTACTACATCACGTGACCAAGTAAATGGATCTTCAATACCATTAATTTCCATTAAAATACCAAAGTTGGTCATGTTGTTTCTATATGCTTCGTCTTTCTTAGCATGTCCATTATAACTGTGGTCTCCATATGTTTCTTCTACAGCAACATAAGCAGCATTGTTATTTGTACAGAATGAACGTAATGATACTCCTTCATCTTCAAATTTTCTATATAACTTAAAGTCATATGAAATATCAATTAGTTTTTGAAAGTGTTCTTGGGGTGCTTCAAATCGAACACCAATTTGTACAGATTTAGGTTCATCTGGTAATTCATATTTGTTTGCTAATTGTTGAGCGAAATCAATGCCTGATTTACCTACTGCGAAGATAAGTTCATCATATGTAAGAATAATATTGTGGGTAAAAACTCTATTATTTTTAAAATCAATTCGTCTTACCTTTTCTTCCCAATAAAATTGTACACCTTTAGACACTAAATAATCGTACCAATTTTTAGCAATTTCAGATAGATAATCTGTGCCTACGTGCCATACTGGGAATAAACGTAAGCCGAAATATGGTTTAATAAATTCAGGCTCCTCAACAGGATTTGAACATTGTACTTCTTCAGGTTTAGGGTGAAAACGTTTGAAATTGGTAATTACTTGATCCATCAATTCCATTGCTTTTTCTTCACCACAATATTTAGATAATTGACCTCCAATTGCTGTATGGTATGTTAATTTACCATCACTCCATCCTCCAGCACCTAAAAAACCTGTCATTACTTCTTCAGGTTTACGTTGGTATGGATCTTTACCCATATCAATTACTTTGATTAATTCTCCAGGATAACCATTATCCACTAATTTTGTTGCAGCGTTGACACCGGCAACGCCTGCTCCTACTATAACTATTCTTTTGTCCATATTTTATTTTGTGTTTTAAAGATACAAAAAAAAGTGACCCAATCCAAAGATTGGGCCACAGCTCCTAAAATTTTTTTAAATCGACAGGCTATGAATCTGTCTGTAAGTTATCCTACTTTAGATACTTTTTCTACTTTATAAATGTTAAATCCTGCAATAGATCTAGCTTCACCTCTCCAAAAATTAGAAGGAGAAACATCTTGATTCATATTAATACTATTTTGAGATATGTTTACAACATTATTTTCTGGGTAATCTGGTCCTCCATCTTCATCAGCTACTATGTAATCTATTTGATATCTTCCAGGTTCTGTTGGAAGTTGACCTTTAACATCTTCAGTGTTTTCACTTAACATTTTTTTAATTTCTTCTCTAATAAGTTCTTTTAAGTCAGATCTTTTCACGATTTATGTATTTTTAGTTTTAATGTTCCTGTTCCTTTTATTACACGATGCCACTCATGTCTTGGTATAAATATACGTTCTTTTAGGGAGGTAGGCAAGCAATTATCTAATTGTAGTTGCCAATCTGTATCTTCTAAAATTTCAACTGTTCTATCTTCATTGTCACGATGCCATAACAGTTCAATTGGGTCTATATTTTCGTTAAACTCACGAATAATATATTTGTCTGTAATTTCTATGTCTGTGTATGGGGTCATTTTCTTTTATCTACCCACCAAATACAAACATATTCAGTTGGATCAGCAGGAATTTCACCATTACCATGCCAATCAATATAGTATTGACCTTCACATAATTGTGTTTTTTCATTCCATTTAGCACAGTTAGCACACATAGCACCACCTTTTGGAACGGATTTTGCAGGTTGAAAACCACTAGGAAACTGTAGCTCTGGTTGGTTTGCTTCTTTAAGTATGTCTATTAATTTCATTTTGTTTTACCCCATTTAGTACCTTTACCAGGTGTTTTACATTGAGCCGGTGTAGGACGACATGAAGGGTATTTTGAACGTTTTTCTCCTTTTTCACGTCCACATGCTTTACATTTTGTTTTACCGTCTACTTCACGACAAGTATTGCAATCTACCCATCCACCTTTTTTACCAGGTTCACCTTTACGTGCAAACCAAGTGCGTAATGTTTCTTTTACTTTTTCTTGAATTACTTCTTCTTTTAAACCTTTCCAAATAGTTCCTTGGCGGCATTTTACAACAGCACCCGATTTGTAAGCAGATGGTTTATCATATTTGCGATCTGCAATACGAAGACATCTGTCTCGTTTTTTCTTTTCTTCAGAAAGAACTTCGTTAATAAGTTTTCGAAGCCTATCCATCACCAGAATCCTGAAAAAGATGATTTTAAACCAAGCAATTTAGCATATCTTGGTAAACGACATGACCAATAAGATGCTTTTGTTCTATCTTTTTTATTAGCACAGTCATGACGTTTTGCAAATGCACGACGTGCTTCTGGGTTGTTTATTTTAGCTGATAGGCCTGTAGTGTCTCCAAAAGATACTTTTTTAATTCCGCCTCCAGGTTTTCTAACATAAACGTAGAATTTTTTAGATCCACCACGTTTTGGTTTTCCAATTGGTGGGTTTTTCTTTTTACCTTCAGCTTCTTCAAGTTCCTCGTTTTCAAGTAAAAGTAGATCTAAAGGTACTTTAACACCTTCATATAAACCATAGTTACCTAAATCAGTTTCCTCTAAAATTTCTTTATCATCGTCGTTTACATGAATAATTTCACGTAAATACAAAGCACGAGCTTCTGCCCATAAATTAAGGAAAGATTCAGAACCATATCGGAATGTATTTTCGGTAAGTGGCAATTTATTTACCACGTGATAACGCAGATTTTCCGATAATATTTCTTTAGGTGCTATGCTTTCATTTAACACTACACCAGGATTACCTACATTGTCACAATCGTGGCAACCACAGTTACAACTATCTTTTTTTGGTGGGGTAGATAATACCTCTTTTATTAAATGTCTTAAACGTGACTTGTCCATATTATTTAAATAAAGCGTCAAAATTCATTTTCATTTCCGCTGAGGAAACTGCTATGTTAGCTAATAAATCTTCGTTGGAAAGAGAATCTATTTTTTCGTTAGTAATTTCAACAAAATCTCCTAATCCACTTACATTTACATTTAATACATATCCTTTATCTTGACCTAACAATGGTTTTTTATTAAGTTTATTTTTAATCATTATTTTAAGGATACCACTAGCTACGTCTTCAGGTGAAGCTCCTGATCCAAGATTAAGTTCTGAAAGGATAGCATCTACTCTCTTGAATAAATTTATTACTACTTCAAATTGATATTTTTCAGCAAATTCTTTTAATTTGGATTCTTTATAAAAATCTAACATTAAACGAGAAGCATCTACTAATTCTGAGGTTTTAAATGTTCCAGGATTAGCTGCTGATTCTTCAGGGAATTTACCTACTTTTAAAGCTTCTAATAGACTTTTAAATCCAAATAAATTACTTAATAAACCATATGATTTTTTGTCACCAAAAAATTTACCTAAAGTAATTAATTTTGAACCATAGTCTTTAATTTCAACACCTAAATTATTAATAATTAGATCTGGGTTGTCAGCACCACGTCTATCTTCAACTTGGAATTTTCCTGATTTATTATACTGGAATGCCCAATAAGTGGAAACTTCACCATTTCCTGAACCAGCTGTTTGTTTACCTGTTCTTCCAGCTAATGGTTTAACGCCAAATAATTTTTTCCAAATTT